TTTCTGTGGCCTCTATCCGGTTACTCAACGTACTTAACTCTGCTTCTAAACGTGCAACCTTGGTCTTTGGACTAGGGGTCATCAAATCGTCGTAGTCTTCTTCACTCATAGTAGCGATTGTGAGGCCAATTTGACTAATAGACCGCGCCTTAAGCGTAGGGTCATAAGCGTTGATGCGTCTTAACAGTACAGCAAAGGTGACAATGCCACGGCTGGTTTTCACATAGTTAGCACCCACCTCGATTGGACCATCTTCAAGAACACTAATTGCATCTCGGAGCTGTGCTTTATGCTTGTCCTGCCGCGCCTTTGCTATCGCCGCATCTTTTTGGATTTGTTCGTTTATTTTTGCTCGCTGATAAGCATCGTGTATTTCCGCACTGTGCTCTGCTTGTGTCTTTGCTCGACCAACTTCACCTTTCGCTTCGACACCTTCCACCATCACTGTAGCGTCCATACTGGGCGTAGCACTCTTGATTTGTTCGGTAAGCATTTGAAGTCTTTTCAGTGCTTCTGGGTCCGTTTTAGGTAATTCGATAACACGCATATCACGGATTGCTTTGTCTTCTTCAATGACGTCACGCATGTCTTCACTGCGTTTAACAAAGATGCTGTCGTTTTGTTTCTCAGACAGTGAGTTTGTAATTTTATCAAAGAATGCATGACCTTTATCCGTAAGAAACACATCTTTCTGCCGTGCATCAGCGGCTGAATCCTTAGTTTTAATCCAACCCAAGGTTTCCAGTACGGAAGCGGTACGGTGCATCTTAGCTTGTGCGTAACCAAGGGCTTTTTGTAGCCGCCGCAGCTCAAGGCTGTCCTGATTGTGCGCCGTCATGATGAAGAAAAAAGGTCTCCATATGTTCGATAGACACACGCTCTTTTACGTTTGCTTCCGAGAATGCACCTCTAAAAGCAGCGACATAGTTCAAGCCGTTAAACGCAATGGTCTGTTTATGGTCCAAATCAAGGTCCAATCATTTTTGATTTCACTTCACTACTGAAGCATATATCACGGTGCGCAGGTAACGCAACTCATAATCTGTTACTATGCCGCCCTCACATTGGCGGGGTGGGTGCCGTTGAATGTCCAAAACTGTGGGCATCCGCCCGTGTTCTTTTTGAACAAAAATGTCGATGTCTTTTGCACGAAGTGCTGCCTTCAATAGTCCACGCATTGCCAGCGTCCTTTTATATGCGCCAGACATACCTTTCCCGTTCCCACGAATGGGTGCTTTTGGTGTCTGACCAGTTAATTTTTGTAGTGCTGGAAAGACTATATCTGACGGGAAAGAAGGGATGAACCTACTATATGTAGGCAAAAACAAAGAAAAATTGCTTGACGACCTGTTTGCGGTCGTCAGCATTGTTTTTAAACGATAATTATTTTTCGATTTTTTGGCTTTGACACAATTGGGCATACACAAAACATACGTAAAACATACTATATCTTGCTTTTGTAAGGTACGATTTACAATATATGGTGCCAATTTGGATGCTAAAACCGAATCAATCATGCCGCTTTGAGCCTCTTGATTAAGACAGCGATGGTATTGCACGCCTTATCCATGTCATCTGCGACCTCATGCTCGTGATAAACATCACGCAAATAATCAGCCATGCCCTCCATATCGTAGAGCAGGTCATCCATTTCCATCTCCTCTGCAGCGTTCATGAGCGTGTCGTCCCATCTTGCGCCTCGTTATACATGCGCAGGAGTGTGGCTTGGCCTTTTGCAGTGTTATGAACCCAGCCATCTTCGGTGAATACACCGAGGCGCTCCGCTTCATTGATGATGGCGTCGTAGCCATTGTCACCATCCGACCTTAAAGCATCAAAACAAAACTCTTCAGCCATATCGGAGACATCAACCATGGTTTCATAGTCGTTCAAATCGGTCTTGGGGATGCGCTGCAGACAGTAAACCATTTGCTTTATGGTCCACGGTGTATCGTCCTGCACATAAAAGCCAGCAGGTATTTCTTGGGTCGCATCCTTTGGCGAAACATAGATTGCAGGCCCAGAGTTTGTTGGTTGGGCTTTCGCCCCGTTTTCGTTTGTCACTAATGTTAATGCCGTCATTTTAAATCCTATTACAGTTTCCGTTATCATAGGTCTTCATGGCCCATGGGATGCCAGCAGAGGCGCAAGCTGCTGGACACCGATAGGTCAGGGCAGGTCAGTATGAGGCTTCGTCGTGGACATAGACTTTCATCTTCGGCCGCATTTGGCAGATGTCGCCGTTGGAAGCCGTGATGTGATAGCGCCGCGATAAGCGGTCATAGCCGTCCACGAAGTAAAAAGCTGAGTTGCGCGAAGTGCGGAACTTGGTGCCTTCTTCAAGGTTGGCGAGGCGAGTTGTCATGATTGTCATTGTGTTTCCTTTCGAAATTAAACTTTGGCCAGCATGGCTTTAGCGCCACGCTCTGCTGTTTTGCGGTTTGCATATGTCTTTGGTGCTGGATAGTTCACAACTCGGCCGTGTTGGCTCCCATCGTTGTGAACCAGCATTACAAAGTTGTTTGCATCGATTTTGGCGGTGTATTGGCCTTTGGTGATTGTCTTAGTCATCGAAGTTCTCCTTAAAGTTATGACCTTTGATTTCCGGTCAAAAGTGATTGTATTGGGGCCGACTAAAGGTCGGACATGTTGAGGCCGTGATAGCCTGTCGGTTCATCAGTGGCAGGGAAGGGCAGGACTGCTGCTGGCGTTGCTCGTTTGTAAGGCAGCTGCTCAACGATTGGCTGTACTATGCCAAAGATGTGGTCAGGTACGAAGACTGCTACATCCTCGAAGCGATAGACAAGGCCACCATGCTCTTCGAGTGTACCGCGTGTATCGATGGCCATCATGCGGCTTGTGGGTGTGCCTTCGAGTGACCAGTAGTATTCGTCGATGGTGCCAGCCCGTGCGGATTCTAAGAACCAGTTTAGGTCATCTGCGGCGATTGCGGCTTGTTTATGATAGCCCATGTGTGCGTTTCCTTTTGTTGGCGACGTCGGAAGTGACCCCGTGCCATTACACCTAAGTCACTTGTGAGGTGAAATCAAGGGTGATGCGCATTTAATGAGTAACTAATATTGGTTATTACTTATAAACAATGAATTATGAGTATCGTATCAATAGTGATTGGATATGATTATGGTGATTTGCAAAACGATAGAGAATAAAAAGAGAGGCAAAAGAAAGCCGCCAATGGCTCAAAATGCACCTGATTCTTGCTGGTAACAGTTGTGATAACTGTTAAATATGACCCCCATGCCCCATGTTTATATGATTATCGCGTATCGGAAACGGTAATTTTGACGGTAAATTGGTCGAAAATTTGGCTGATGGCAGCGTTGGCCGATGGGGGGATTTGCGCTCGGCCCATATACGTATACCCCCTCGGATTTTTTTGCGTAAACTTTTTGATTGCGGTATGATTGTCAAAAGGAGCTTGGCGATGGGGAAAAACAACACAGGCCCACAGCTTAAAAAGGGCGGTTCAGGTTTGATTGGTATGGGCCGTAGCGACCTATCAAAAGGTCGCGGGATAATTATGCGCAAGATACAGTCAACGGAAGACATTCAGAAGCGAGCAGACTTAGCTTCGAAAAAAAACGCTGGCAACCGATAAGCAGGCCGCCAGTTTTGCCGAACGAGCGAGGCGAGCAAAGTTGGACCCGCCTAAAGGTTAAACCACTTGTTACTATTAGCTCTGCTATGGATTGGTGCTGTCGCTGTCATAACTTTATCCCCAAATTTAGGGATAACTCTGTGTTTAACCTATAGGGTAAGTTTCATTTCTATTACCTCTCTATTGTGCAACCTTTGAAATTGGTCATATAAATATGAGTTTCTACATCAGCGGCACCAGACCTATAGTCACCAGCGCAGACCTTGATTGGTCTTCTCACTCTGGTGACCCGTAATCACAGCGAAACCCATAGAAGCCTGCTCACGCAGTCTATTTATTTCAGCTGCCATCAGCTCTTCTTTTCGCACACCCATACGCTGCTCGACATCCTGAGCCATTGCATCAACCCAATACTGACAAGCCATAGCCAGAGCATCTAAGCGGTCATCGTTAGTCAATGCGCCTCTGTCGGCTGTCAGACGGGTTAGCTGATACATCAACTGGTAACGTAGAGCCTGCTCAGGGGGCAGGTGCTGACAGCTATCAAAGTCCTTCTGGATGACCTTCTTGTCCACCACGAGACGATGTTGGTTCATCACAGGCTCAAGAACATCGATGATACGGCGTTCCTTCTGCGTATTGTGACGGACCTCGCTCATTGTGACAGGATGGACTTTGTTCAGCACAGGCATAAACAACTGGTTAAACATCCCATCACCAAAATTTGACTCAACAATAATTTCATTGACCTGTTCTTCCTTTGCGATGACTGCAAGTTTCTGGAGTGCTTCCTCTGAGTATCCGCCTGCAATGCCACCGCATCTACGGACGTATAGGTAGCCATTGAGCATCTTTACGACTGCATACCCAGTTTCATCCTTACCGCGTCCTGAGGGGTCAATACTCATGACTGAGCCTGTATATTCGACGAACTCAGAACTCATAAACATAGGCTTGTGATAGTGGTCACCGTTGAACGCTACGTTCGGTAATTCTTCCACAATATACTGGTTGTCAGATGACCATGAGACCTTCTCAGGGGCTTCCTGAGTGGGTATATCCATGATGATTAGGTCAGACACCTTGAGGGGGTATCTTTCCGCATCAGAGAGTCTCGTATCGAGCATAAACTGTAGTGCGAAGCCGCTGCGACCGTAGCTTGCTTCTCGCTCCAACAAGTCAAAATCTGAGAAGCGGTTTGGGTCTGTAGGTTCACCGACAATGGTAGCGTCGACAGCCAATGCATTACTGATGAGCGGTGCTAATTTACTACCATATCCCACCATCTGCTCTGGATTTGGATACCTAGCTGGCCAGATACTGACCTTATATCCACGGTCAGGCAGTTTGTTATACAAAGCTCTCTTGGTTCTGTGGTGTCCCAAGGTAGATGATACGCCCATCTGGTTTAAGAATAGCGTCAAATTCCTTCACAGCCTCTGACAGTTTATCCCGCATTCCCTGTGTCATAGAGTTGTTCGGTACTTCGATGTCATCTGCGACGATTACATCTGCACGAGAGCCAGCCAATTGGCCTGATATACCCACAGATTTCACTGAGGGTGCGTGAGACGCAGCAGCAGGTGCTACATCAAAGCTAATCTTGGACTGTCTTTGGTCAGGCTTTGGCCGCAGGTGGGCCAATACTTCAATCTCGTTAATGAGCCGCAAGGTAAACGTAGTGAAAGTCGTCTGAGCGAGATTTAGACGCTGAAACGACCAAGATGTTTAGCTGTGGGTTCATGTACAGAAGCCAGACCACGTAGGCTGATGTGACCCATGACTTACCAACGCCTCGGAATGCTTCGATAATCATTCGCTTGTCGCCATGCTGTAGGTTGTAGGCGATGTCATATTGAACTGGGGTAGGGTCGGGGAGGTTGAGGTGCTTCCAGATAACGAAGAGGAAACTTTCTGAAATCTGAAAGCGGGTCATTCGCTATGGGGATGCCAAGCGAGGTTGTTGCTTTAAACATCAGTGCGCCTTCAACTCACTCACATCAAAATCTGCATCGCTAAAGTCGGGCAGGGTGGCCACTAGGCTGCTTAGAGGTGAACCCTCGACTGCTAATGCTTCGATACCGTTGTCCTTCAAGAACTGTCGGGCGACGTTTAGGTCAGCCGATTTTGCCTCTGGGTCTTGAATGCGAAGAAGTAGGTTCTCTGCCAGCGTTTTATGCAGCAGGGCCATCATCTCTTTGTCTGTCATTTGGATGCGCCTTTGTATTTCTCGAATGTTCTCATGCCGCCAAGACCTAAGAGGGCCATGACTAGGCTCATGAGTTGCTCGCCCGCTAGAACGGGCAATTCTGTGGGTAGCTGGGCGTATGCGTTAATAAGGCCAGCGAAGGGTAGGATTAGGAACTGATACCCCAAGCCAAGGGCAGCGACCCAGCCGATAGCTGGACGCCACCCAGCGACAAAGATTGAGCGATGCTTTGCACCTTCAATATTTGCCACTGCTTGGAGCATGTGCGGTTGCTGCATAAGCGTAGCTAATTTTAGCTTCGCAGCTTCCCGCTCTTCTTCGGATGTGAAGAGTTCGTCTAAACCTTTCGCAAGCCCATCGACTACGCCGCCGAGGGAACTGAGGTTCATAGTATATCCTTAGATTTGAGATTTTATAAAAAGTACAAAATAGAAAAGCCCAACTAGGCCACTGACAAAAACTGTTATGGCAACGCCTACCGACACTTTAAATAACAGTTCCTCGCGTAGGCGCTTGGCTTCCTTTTCAGCTTCTCTGCGATTTACTCGCGCTTCTTTTTGAAACATCAGCCAGCTATCCCATAGCCCAGGCCGACCTGTGTAAATCATCAGCTGCTTCAAATCGGCCTTCAGCTTCCTTGATTGACTCTAATGCCATGAACTCTTCGAGGTCTGTTGCTAGCTGGGGTCTCAGCGCACCCATAAAGCCGCTGCGCTTCTTCTGTACTTTTTTCTGAAGTTTGTCTTTGCTTTCGACAATGATGCCTATTTGTTTTGCGCAGTCTGCAATCGACTTGCCGTTCTGCACAAATTTTTTGACGATGCCGAAAGCTGCGTTACACGCGGCTAATTCAGCAAGCATTGATTTCTCCTAACGCGACAGAGCCATCCGTTCGACGCTCTTGCGTATGTGCATAATATTTTCGTCTATCCTAGCCATGCTAATTGCTTGGCTCTGGACCATATCCTCGACCTTATTAAGCCGCTCAGAGAACGCTATTAGGTTTTCTGCGTTCTGCTGAATATCTGCCATCATCATCGATACAGTCCAGATGATTGCAGCAGCTTGTGTGATAAGTCCGAGGAGGAGAGTTGCGGGGACACTTCGGCTTATGTGCCAGCCGTCTTGGGTAGTCATTAGGGCGTATCTGGGAACGATACGTTAGGCCATGCATCTGTCGATGTAATGTCGCGTAGTGTTTGCCTGTAGGTCGCCCAAGAGGTCTTCACGTCGCCTGTAAGTGGGCTGTCGTTGAACTGCGTCCAATCGCTGTCAGCAAGCAGCTGATTGCGTTTCTCACGATTAAAATATGTATTAGCTTCTGTTTGAGCAGTGTCGTTAAGTGCAACTTCTTCCGCTGTCATTTCAACAACATTGCTACCAACTTGTTTATATAATGTTGTCATTCTTCACCTTTAGTCGTGTTGCTACCGTAAAGATATATATAGTTGTTGCCATTAGAACTTGGTCCAATGTTTACACTATTCATAGTCATACCATTAGAACGAATATTTGCAGGTGTACTACCCTCAAGTGTGGCATAACCCCAAGCTGCGTTACTCCAATAACCACCGCCAAGGCCCATTCCTGTATTCCATCTTAACTGCCATCTGTGATTATTTGTATCTCTAACCATCTCGCAAGTATGGAAGAAACCGGAGTTTGCGGGGTGGCTAGTTGTAGCACCATAAACACTAGTCGTACTGTTGTTTTGTATACCCGACCCACCAGAGTTTCTACCTACGTTAGAGCAACTGCCTTGGGGAAAGTACCAATAAAAATGGCCTGCTCCGTGCCTATGATTGTTTGGGAACACCATCTTCCAAGACCAGTTATTATCAAAGTCAAAGTCACCGGCTGGGAATGTGAAGTTACCTATATTAGATGTCAGTTCGTACCTTTTTAATAAGGACCAGTCACTATTGTCTTGGACTAATTTAGTTACGTCTGCTGTAGATAAGCCAGCACTAGCACCACCGCCAGCGCCAGATGCCCCGGCTAGCTTTACGACCCTACTCATTCTTCATACCCCATCACTTGAACAGCTAAATCAGAGTCGCCATTGTTCCTTACAACAACCCTATCATTATTAGAGATAACTAAACCTGTCCTCTCAAGTTGATTAAAACTGGTGTCATGTTCGATGGTGCCACTTTTATCTAGTGAGCTATAGTTACTTGTAAGTTTGTTTGTAACTGAACCTGTAGATGACACACTTATTTCATCAGAAAGAAGTTCAGAATAGTTTTGCGTATTATCATACAAGGTGTAGCTTTTAAAATCTGTTGTTTCGTAAGTTTCATATGAACCAGAAAGTGTCCTTAGAGGGATAATCCAATTACTCTTACCGGACCTTACTATTGGACCTGCCATTCGAGTATCGTCCTCAAGCATAATTGTGGGAGCAACACTTGATATGTCAGTAATAAGTCCAGCAGATACAGTCTGATCGAAAGATTGTATTGTGTTTCCTGTAGAACCATTATCGTTACTTAACGCTGTTTCCCACGCATCCACATCAAACTCTAGCAGCCTTCTCTTTCCATCCCAATATAACACACCGTAAGAATAACCCGTGTTTGGATTATACTCAAAGAAAGTTGTGTTCATTATATTAGTGTTGCTCTCGTAATTATCGTGAGAATATTTATAATGATAAGGATAAGTGCTACCAAATGAAGTTGGGTTATTTTCTATTACGTTTTCTATGCGTTGAGTAGTAGGTACCCTACGCCCATAACAAACAATATAAGAGTATGGATGATTTCGGTGATTAAAGATAACAATACCACCAGAAGCATGAATGTGCTTATTTTCACTATAGCTTGAGCCCGGGTCACTGCTGGTTATATAACTATAAATTAAACTATTTGAGGTTCTTTGATGGGTACCACCTGATGTACCATTTAAGTAAACCGTAGCCATATAAGCACTAGTATTAGTATAAAAAGAAGGTACCATGTCACAGTATAGGTCTGTACTGCCATAATTGTTTCCATAGCTAATCTGACTATTAAAGGAAGAGCTAATACTAACACCTGAGTTTATGTTGGATTTAAACCAATTTAAGCCTTCACTCTGTTGTTGCGCAGGGGTTACAAACTTTACATAACCACTATTGTCTGATGCATTTGGCCTAGCGATATGTGTAGCAATTAATCCCCAATCTGGGTAATCAGAAGACATCCACTGTGGGTTGCCATAAAGGGTGTTGCTACTGCTCGTTACCGAATTATCAGAAAGGTCAGTTACGGTAAGAGTTTTAGTCGCGGACCCATATGTGGTATAGGCTATTTTACCTGTAACACTAGAAACAGATGCTGGAGTAGGGGAGTTATACGTTAGTTTAACTTCGTTTTTAGTGTACGAATTTGAGTCAATCTGAGTTGTTGTCTCAGCAGCTGTACTACTACTATCTAACAAAATGGAAATTGTACCATTAGACGTACTGCTACGCATCTTTGCCATTAGAGATATAGCCGCAGAGCCGCCACTCGTATTGTCATACACTACTGTTGTTCTTTTTGCGGGTATTAATGCAGACCCTAAACGGCCACTTGCCATGTTATTTCTCCTATGCCGTAGCTAAAAAATGGACTTTGGCAGCACTAACGCCAGCCTGTATGCCCGTGAGGTTTGATCCATCCACCGCTGGTGCTTTACCATTGGCATCTAATTGCATTACTTGGTTTGCTCCTGTGCCAACATCGAGTGCTGACGCTGTGCCAAGGCCATTGATTGCTGTAGTGAGTGCTGTGGATGAAGCCTTTGCATCAAGCTGTGTTTGCAAGCCATCTACGTTTGAAATCGTATGGTTGTGGCTGTCATCAGCTATCGTAGCAGTGATGGTTATGTTTGATGAACCATTGAAAGATGCGGAGCCAGAAACATCACCAGACAGCGCAATGTTTCTTGCTGTGGCTAGTGTGTTTGCTGTGCTTGCTGCAATCCCAAGACCGTCAATGTCTGACTTGGTTTGGTCAGCAGTAGCATTTGCCTCAATGCCAGACAGCTTCGTTTGCTGTGCATCAGTAAACGCATTCGTATTTGAATTGCTTTCGTATGCTGTTTTAATCTGAGATGCAGTTTGGTCAGCAGTGGCACCGCTTTCAATACCTGCCAGCTTACTTTGCTCTGCGTCACTGAACTCATTCGTGTCTGAATTACTCTCGTATGCGACTTTAATTTGTGCCGCTGTCTGATCTGCGGTAGCGCCAGCCTCAATGCCGTCGAGCTTTGCGCCATCAACCGACAAGTCACGACCGTCAACAGTTTCTGTTCCAGAGAAAGTCAGATTGCCGTTAAATTGCCCACCGCTTAAAGGCATGAAGCCAGAGCCAGCCGTAACGCCTTGCTCCCACGCAGAGCCAGTATAAACTTTTAGCGTTCCACTGGTCGTGTTGTAAAACAAATCCCCTGTATCATTGCTAGTGGACGGGTCTGCGGAGCCAACACGGTAGACATCAAAGAAATCATTCACGTTGTTAATGTTTGTTGCGACTGTACTGACGTTGCTAATTGAACCAGCTACCGTATTCACGCTGGTAATATCAGTTGCCACAGCCCCAATATCAGTTGCGTCCGCCGCTACGGTGTTAATGTTAGTTGCATTAGCGTTGACGGCATTAATATTAGTTGCATTGCTAGCTACAGAATTAACATTTGATATATTTGTAGCGACTGTACCTATGTCAGCTGCATCTGCCGCTACAGCTGTGACATCTGACGCAATTCCTGCAACTGTAGAGACGTTGCCTGAAATGCCTGCAACCGTGGTGACATTCGTGTCATTTCCAGCAACCGTGTTGATATTAGTAGTATTACCAGCAACAGTCGTCACATTACTGTTAATTCCTGCGACTGTATTTACGTTGGTAATATTAGTGCCAACCGTATCAACATTCGCAATAGACCCTGCGACAGTCTCTATTTCAGATACCGCTTCGTTCAAGTCATTTGCAGCAGTGATAACAGAAGCAATGTCATCCGATACTGTTGAAACATCTGTGACCGCAGCAGCAACAGTATTAATATTCGCAATGTTTGTTGCGGCTGTATTGATATTTGCGATGTCAGATGCAGCGGTGTTCACGTTTGTGATGGCACCCGCAACTGTACTGACGTCTGCGATTGCGCCAGCTGTTGTATTTACGTTGGCAATCGAGCCACCAACTGCTGTCACATTGGCGTTGTTGGTTGAAACTGTAGAGACGTCAGAAGCGATACCAGCAACAGTTGTTACAGCTGCGCTAACACCTGCAACAGTAGTCACATCGTTATCAATTGTTCCGACGTTGTTTACGTTTGTGATATTCCCAGCAACCGTGTTGATATTAGCAATATCTGTTGCAGCTGTCGTGACGTTTGCGTTGTTTGTAGCAACTGTTGAAACAGCAGCATTATTCCCCGCAACGGTTGAAATGTCCGCCGCGTTACCAGCAACAGCGGTAACATTTGCATCATTGTTAGCAACTGTTGTTACGTTTCCACTAATGCCAGCTACAGTCGTGATATTGGCATCGTTAGTTGCAACTGTGGTTATGTTCGCGTCGTTGTTCGCAACTGTTGTGACATTCCCGCTGATACCAGCCACTGTCGTGACGTTGGCATCAATACCAGCCACTGTATTCACATTGGCAATGCTAGTTGCAGTGGTCGTTACGTTAGCCTCATTTGTGGCTACAGCTGTAACGTCTCCAGCAATACCAGCAACGTCTGTGACATCACTGTCTATACCCGCGACTGTCGTCACATTCGCATTATTATTGGCGACGCTGGTGACGTTGCTATCAATATTAGCAACCTTCGTCACATCCGTCGAAATACTTGCGACTGTTAGTACGTCGTCAATGTTTGCATCAACCGTGGACTTTGCATCGTTTGCAATATCTCTCGCTTCCTCGGCTAGGTATCGCGACTGCTGATTGGCAAGGTCTAAATCTGCTTCAAACAGGGTAGAGCCATCTGTGAAGTCCACGAGAGCCGTGAGCGGCGTAGACCGCTTAATAATTATTTCTGCATTACTTGCAGGAGCGGTGGTTATGTTGATGGTGCTGTCATTCACAAAGGTAAACGGACTTGCCACACCATCAATTTCTACAACTACGTTGGCACGTGAGATGTAATCAAACGTGACAGCATATTCTGTTGTAGTACCATCGCCTGTGTAAGTCACAATCGTGGCCATAAATGTCTCCTAAAAAGAAAGAAAAACCCCACGCTAGGTGGGGCTTGAGGGGTTATCTAAGGTTCATGTCGAGAACTGGTCGCTCGCCTTGTCGGCCACGTCGGGCCAGCTTTTTGTACCGCTCGTATTCACGCACGGCTTCATTAAGCTCAGGGAACTCGCGTAGAAGTTTCTTACGCGCTCTCGTTTTGTAGTCTGCAATAATGACCTTTAACTCATTCACACGGGGGTCTTCTGATACTGAAAACTCACCATGCGTACTGTCATGAGCCTGATACCGTTTGCTCTGAATGCGCTGGGCAAGGCGTTCGACAAGGGTCTTGCGACCCAGCTTCTCAGTACCCATCAACTCGTTCCAGCGATGATATTGTACGCCCGTCAGTTCAACGCCACCGATTTTTCTATCAGGTCCAGCAGGGGCATAGTTAATCTTACGGATTTCGGACTGCACAAGTGCAACATTCTTATCCGCAGGGTTTAACCGTTTGCGCTCAATGTGTGGCAGCAAGTAAAGGCTGTCTGGGCCTTCCATAGCCTCACCAGTGAGCCAGTCATGTTTGACAGGTAAGTCATCACGAAACGCCAGTGTGCGCTTCTTGATAGCATCAATATAGCCACGTGCTTCGAGCAAATGCTCATCAGTGGCGGCACCAATCTGTCCCTGTAGGGATGAGAATGGAACCATAGACGCAACCTTCTGAGCGAAGAAATTGTCAACTTTCCATGGCGTATCTTTAGAGTTGAGGATGCCAACGGTGTCTGCAATGCCTTGCATATAGGTCTTGCTGACCACGTTGTTGCCAACCGCTGCAATAGTCATAGCAAACAGAGTGGACGCATCGACGTCAGGTGTGCTGTCGGCATATGCTTTCATTTCAGCAATATCACCGATGATACCAAACAGAGTTGTGTGCGGGTCAAGACGGGCAGTGCTTATCCATTGAGGGTCTTCATGTGACCCAACATTGATTGAATAGGGCTGCCAGTCTTTGGAATTACGCCAGAACGCTGCTTTCTTAGGGTCTGTTGGACCGCCGCCTGTGATGCGTCCGTCCATCGCCATAAACGTAAGCGTGCTGACGATGGCAGTACCTGTTGCTATCTTACCTTGGGCCTCAGCACGAATGGCAGGGTCAGGAGACTTCAACGCTTCGACGTATTGTTTGCGCAGGAGGTTTAGGCCAGGAGTTCTGTCAAACGCTGCATTCATCACGTTCATTGGTGTTTGAATGAAAGGTATGATTTGACGAAGGAGAGGATGCCTATTGGCCATCTGCTGTACGTTGTAGCTGAATGTCCCTTTTTCGAGAGGGTTCGTGTAGGTTGTGTTGCGTGCCTCGCGAAGAGCTTCGACGGCATAGGTTGAGTTCTTATTATAAGAGCCAATTGCGTCTTCGACGAATTTCTCTTTTATCTCAGCGTCGTCAATGATTTTACCCATTGCGACTAACTCTTGATAGCGTTCAAGAGCATCGGTCTGACTGACTAACGCTTTCTCAAGTTCAGCTTCGAAGAACTCATTTTTGGTTGAGTAACCCGATTGTGCCAACTCATCCGCTGTCATCCCATCCGCATCAACTTCCAGCATAGCTTTAAGTCGCGCTCTAAATGAAAGCTGTTTAAACAATTCGTCTTCTATCATTAAGAAGCGTGAAGGTAGACGGAAGACTTTGCCGATGGCGTTTACAGTAGCGCCTAATCCTCGGTTTTTAATTCCAAGGTTTTCTGCCGATATTGCTTTACCACCGTTATTTATATCAACTTTTAGACTGTTATCGAGCGTAGGCTTTTCGGTCCAACCAGTTTTTGCGGCCAGTTGAATTGACTCATACATTGATGAAACGAGGTATTTGTACTGCTTCGCAGCCATCTTGGCTTGCGCATAGTCACCGCTTGTAACGCCTTGATACAGACCGCCAGCCATACGCTCTGCTGGTAGAAGGAACAGGTTAATACCGTTCGATGTCATGTTGAGCATATGAGTTTTGTAGCCACTTAAAATCTGGTTAATCCAGTATTCGTTCAGTACGCCTAGAAATTTCCGCTCAGTTGCTTTCTTCACAAACTTAGCAGTAGCCGCATCGTCGGTAATATCTTTGAGTTGCTTGGCCATAGTGCGCAGTTTCTCGGAACCGCCAAAGGCTGATAGGCTATCAAGTGTGTTTGATAGGTCTGTGTCTGCAGTAGCAATTCTACCCGCCGACGTAGCACGTGCAGCAGCCGTTTGGATGCCCTTCACGTTTGCTTGAAGTTCAGCGTGTAGCTGCATGGTTTCAAGCAATTTTCTTTCTAGCTCTTCTGAGCCAGCGCCAGAGTTCACAGCTGCATCTACTTTACCAGCGAGCTTTGTAACCTCTCTGCCAGTATGCTGCAGAGCCATCCGACCCGCTGTGATTTTAGTGGCCAAATCGCGTGTAACTGTCTCAGTAATGTTGAGGTCACGAACGAGGGTATTAGCGTCTGTATTTGTAACCTCAGAAACGTATTTAATGGATTTCTCCATAGTTTGCTGAAGCGTCTCAGGCTTATCAATTCCCATCTTCTTTGTAACATCGGTGTCACTTAGGATGTTCTGAAACTCATCGATAACCTTGGCTGCTTCTACTGGACCTTCCATACGTTCCAGATTGAACCAACCGCCTTCTTCCATGCTTCGGAGGTCGAAGTCGGACATATCGTTTATTCGTGACAATGACTGTTTAAACACGTCAGCGTCTATGAGCGGTACCTTGGGCGCAACAGCTTCCACTGTGGGCGCTGTAGGTGCTTCAATGGTGGTTCGGGCGTCTGTGCCGTCGATTCGCTGTTGAGATGACCTCTGGTGCGTCTCCTGCAGGGCGAGGGGCGTCTAAGCGGCTGACTGGTCCACCAACAGGGCAAATCGAGTGGTTTTATATCGAGACCCTACGAGTTGGAGTGTCTCACCCTCAGGTGCGTAGACCAAACCTTCTGGTGTTTGGAAGTTTCCATCTGGTCTAGCCGTTAAACCCTTTGGAGCATTCTGTGCCTCCTCGGAAATCTCAAGCAACGCATCATTAACTTCATCAAGTTCAGCTGCTGTATCGTCTGAAATCCGTCCAATACTGCTAATTTCTTGCTTGGCCTTGCGACCCAGAGCTACGAATTTAACGAGTTTGACGACTGCATCGGTGCCGACGCCTAATGCGCCACCCTCAATAGAGTTACGAAGACGGTTTTCCCATTCAGAGCCTGATGGGTCAGTCGCTAGCGCATCGACCACGTATGGTTTTGCCCATTCAAATTCTTGAAGGGTTGCCGATAGGTTGGCTTCATACGGGTCAAATACAGTGGCATCGACCACTGCACCCTTTGCCAGTGCTTTCCAAAACCCGTTCGCAATACCAGTGGCCTTAGAAAGCGTGGCATAGCCCGTTACAAATTGTGCAATACCTTGGACAACTTGGCCGGGGGTTCCCTGTGCGTCAGGTACATAATCAATCTCTTCCACAAACTTGGAGATAACGTCTTGGTCTAGCAGGTGTGCATTTTCCAGCACTTTTTCACGTGGCCAATAGCTGGGGATTATATCAATCTTCCCATCGCCATCGCTGTCATCCCAGACAATCCTGCCCATACCAGTGGCTTCTTCGAGTTTCATATTTAATGAATTGAAGGTTTGTGCCGTCTCGTTAATCGCAGCTTCTGCACCTGCGAACACGCCTTGAACCATGTCAGTGGCGTTTTCGAGAAACCCTGAGGGTTCGTTTTGTGCAGCTTCGCGTTCAGCAATGGATGCTTCGAGTTCTGCTGGTGTTGAGTACGTATTGTTTAAAATTGCGTTAGCAGAACCTTGGCCATATTTTTGATCAAAAGCATCAATGGCATCAGGTGTCTGCAAAAGAAATTCTTTCGCCGCCTGAGCGTCGTTAACTGTTTCTACCATTTGAGTGCCTTTTTAAAAATTCGGGACAGGCGGACCTGAAGTTAGCTCAACTAAGCTCTCAGATGTACTTTGAGCGTCAGCTGAAATCATTGTGAGTATCTGCCCTTCAATGCCAAAAATGAAATCCTCCAGTATATCCTCAGGTATCTCATCAACATTGTTGTCTGTTTGGTATTTTTGTACATACGCGCGAATTTGACTTTGAGCATAACGTCTGGCCCGTCGAAAGGTATCCGCCTTTTCCTCATTGGCATAATCTTCTGCAAATTCGCTTCCGTATGAGACCTTGCGCAACCGCGAAACCAAAGAACCCTCAGGGGTTGAGGCGGTGTTAAACTTTAATCCATATTCGTCACCGCTAGGTTTATAGTTCTGCTCCCAGTCACTCATCAACTTATTGAGGTCTTGAGTGCCAAGGTCATTTTGTTGAACGAAATTTAGAGCAGCTTCCATAGCACCTGAGCGGGTAGTCTGAGCAGCCATCATATCATCTGCCTGAGCAAATAGTTCTGGCGTGAACAGACTTGAGTTTACCAACTTATTCGTAGCGTTTTGGTAATTCATGAGAGTGATGGCTTCGTTAACCAGCTTCTCATCTTTCGTTGCAGTCAACCTCGCAATCTGAGTGTTCACAAATATTGGGTCGTAGTTGCTACTATGAATATTAGCGAAGACTGCGGCGCTCACTTCACCAGCAAGAGCCTCGTGTTCAGCGGTCAATTCTGTGCTGATGCGCCTTGATTCAGCTTCTTGTAGACGAGCTATGGTAACCTTGGTGTCGAAGACTTGCTTCATTCGAGACACAGACTTGCCGATTACATCGGTGCCAATCTGAGTTCGCAGCAAAACGTCCAACAACTCGGGGTCTTGGTTTTGTGTGGCAGCAAACAAGATGCCATTTACCATACTATCCAGAACACGCTTGTTGTCCTGACCATCTACGTTCCGAAGTTTCGCTTGGGTCTGTAGCCAGTCAGCAGCCTTCGCATAGGCGGCGTCTTGTTCTTCATCCGTCATATCAGGGCGAATGAGAGTTTGAACTACAGTCGCCACTTCACCTTCAAAGGCTTTGTATTGCTGTTCCTTTTGCCAAGCCACGTGCTTGGAGCGCCATGCAGAACGAAACGCTTCGTCAGCTTTACCTGCGCTCAGTCCAAAGTATTCAGCCATTTCAGAGTCGGTGAAATCGGCCATGCCGTTTGCATTGACGAAATCTTCTTGGAACTTCTGTGTATAGCTCTCAATGCGCTCAGGGTCGCCATTCGTGTATAGTTTCTGAGTTATGAGATTGGTCTCAAGCTCTTCGGCATAGCGTGTCGCCAGCGTGTTCATCTGGCTAATGCGGTATCCCTTACGGAGATATGGGCTTGCGCCTTCTTCAATCAAACCGCTCTTTACTGCTTCACCGATAGCCACACGGTTCTCTTGGTAGAGCCGTTGGCCTTCAAGTAGTTCTTTCTCCGCTGCCTGTTGTTCCAAGCGTTGGAGGGCAGGGGCCGCCTTGCGGCTGAAAACGGTTAAGTGTCTCAGCAATTCCAGCCATGGAACTGCGCTTTTCCACACCACGAACGAAGGTATCAACTGGTGTTGCTACAGGCGATGTGGTCGGGATTTGATTATCAAAGGGGTTTCCTACAACTGGTCTAGCCATCTATCCCTCCAAACTCGCATATCGCGCCTTCGTGTCAAAATAAGAAACACCAAAGTCAGCAAACGGCTCTGCCACTGCAAAGAGTGTTTCGGCAAAGCCGACAGGCTGCATTGAATTGATGCGTGATATACTTTCGGATTGGTAACCGAGTTGGTTCATTGCTGTTTGTTGTTGGATGTCTTCAAGCCGTTGGTCTGTACGGTCATTGTAGATGCCCTCAGAACGCTCAAAGTCATTTAGCAGCTGTTCGACGTTAGCGCCTTGAACCCCTGCGCCAGCGGCAGCTGCAATAGCTGTGGCTGATGCTTTACGAGCTTTAAGATCGGCATCCATCTGTTGCTGTGTCGTGCGTCGCTGTTCTTGCTGAACTCGCAAGTTCGACTGCTTCGTTTTAAGAAAGTAAGCATCTTTGGCAGAGCGTGTATTTTCAATGTAGGCTTGGTTCTTTTTAGCCGCCACGTCAGCTGCTGCAGATGCTCCGGCAACGGCAGTCACGCCCTGTATTGTTAATGATGCTACCGCTAAAGAAACTGGGTCACACATGTTGTTTTATCCTTATAAATTCAAGGAAAGGTTTCTGCCCAACACCCCAACTCTCATGTTTGTTAATGAACGTAAAACCCATCCATTTTAACCACTTAATATGGAGTTCATTACGGGCGTCGACACAATTGTGTAGAGCCAAATAGTCGTGTTGAAGAAGGCTTAAAACTTTCTTGGAGTTGCGCAGGAAGGTCATCTGATATTTTTCAATGTCATCTGTCGCACACAACCAAATGACCCCTGCGTCTTTTATTACCGACTTGCCAACACCGACTATTCCAACAGGAATGCCTGTCGGAGCCACCATCGTCATCGTCTTATCTGCCAGCCGTAGGCCATCTGAGAAGAACACCCAGCGGCTCACGTCCTGTGGCCGCTAGGCATTCGTTTCGGTCGGCTTGTCTTAGGTTTGGTGCAAGGAAACATTACATCTTCAACTGTCGTTGGACGTAAGTATTTATTCATCGTCGATTAGACCTGAGGTGTAAGTTGCCCTTCCCACTCCGCCGATAAGAACTGGCAGGGTAGGTGACTGTCACTTTCGATAGTTATCTTGGCGCGTACTGATTTAATCATCACTGGGAACCTAAAATCACCTGATGTTAAAACTGTATCACCGATGATGTTCTCACCGCCGCCGATAAGACGCCCAGTGAAAGAGTAGGTCTGCGCAGTATTACCACCGACCTTGCTTTCCACTTTGCAATCAAACTCACCGCTGTCTTGGTAACGTAGCAGCCAGTGTTTAATCTGTAGACGGCCACCAGCGATAGCTACTCGTCCACCTGCGGGTGTGTCCTCTTTGAGCGTTGGCTCAGAGAACTCGTAGCGCATTGTATAACGCTCACCCAGATAGACGTTGCTGGCCGACTTATCACCACTCACTACAACTTGTGTGGAGGTGCTAGACGTCACAGGTATAATCTCACCCTGTGTTGTGCCGCGAGTGACAACCGCTGGATTGGATAGCTCGAAAGGGTATCGTGAAGGTCGTTGTATTTGCCACGCTGTCATAGGTTACTGTGCAATCAGCTTCAGTAATTCTGTGGTCCAGACGTGTCACATAATCTTGGTCAGTGTCCGACCGCCCTTCGTCAAAGTTAATTTTGTAGAGTATCGTCTTGCCCGACTTGTTCCCAACAACGTAAAGCGCACTTTCAATGAACTCAGCGTTTAAGATTTCCAGCCCATTGAAAGGTGTATTTAAACCATGCTGACTGCATCTTCTCACGGCCAGACCAATGCCATTTGTAAACGAACATTGAATTGTCTTGTTGTGTTGAGAGGCAGATGAGTGCGTTTTCTGTTGTTGATGCTGCCATGTCGTAGACGCCATCAGGAATGAACTTTGAAGCATGTGAGGTAACATCGACAGCATCTGATCGGTCCGTATCGTCGATGACATAATACTCTCGCACGGAGGTGAAGCCGCCACGGGTGGCTGGGAAGTAGACCACGTTGCCTGCCGTTGCAGGACGCGATGCTGTGCTTGCCTCATATTCGGTTGTTTGCGCGATGGACGTATTCTTTGGAGTTAGAAAGTCTCCGCCTTTGAGAATGAACTGGGTCTGGTCGCTGAACAGCAGCAACTTTCGGTCAAACGGTATTGCGTGTTGGAGGAATGAGACTTTGGTGTGTGAAGCCGCTACATCAATAGGGTCTGTGTCCAAAAGTGTTCGGGCAGTGGCTGCGAAGAAATCAAAATATTCAGATGTCCGAGACATCACCACATTCTCACCAGCAAGTACGCCAAGGCGGTTCTGAAAAAAGAAGATGTCAGACAGCTTCGCGCCAATAAAGGTTGGTTGAGGTACACTGCTCTCATCACCAACGGCACGGTCGCCCCAGTCACCTTGCTCAAATGTAAATGAGCCATCAGATTGCCTTATAAGCAGATGAGGCATTGTCGTTCTGTCAAATTCATAGGGTATTCCGGGCTTCACCCACTCAACCCAAGTGCCTTCAGAACTGAGGTTTTGCCCTGCGTTCTGAGCTTCAAATTTTACGTAATAATTATCGAAGTCATTGGTTTGGTCGCCTTGTACTTCTGCTATGTAGCCATGTGGTGCTTGTCGTGGGAGGTCGTCAAAGCGTTGTACGACACCTACGGTCGCATCCAATCCTGTATCACCAAGGCTGTCATAAGTGGCGAGGTCAAAGGCAGCGTTTCCAGACTTGTTGATGACAACGGTTGAGCCGTCGGCTCGCGCTGTGAATCCGCTGACTGTGTTAATCGCAGTGGAAAGTCTTGTTGCGATTTCATCTGTTCGTGTTTCAACTTGGTCGGTTGCGCTTGTGGTAATGTTAGCAGCAATCGAGCCATCAAGGTATATTGTATATCGTTGATTGTAGTCACCCTGCTTAATAGCAACTAGGCCAGTAAACGGATAGTTCGGCGTGGTTTGAGTATCCATCGCAGTTGTGACGTCTGTGTTTAGAACAAAAGTATAATCAGCCACAGTCACAAACTTAAAGCTGGTAGCTGGTGTGGTGGTATTCAAATAAGACGTGCCATTCGGGTAGGTGACCGTTTTAGCGTTTCCTGCCAAATCATAGACAGCAATGTTGTTACTAGCGTCGATAAACACGAAGTAGCGTTCATTTACATCGCGGTTGATAAGGTGAACAGCCTGACCAGAAGTGACTGTGTTCTTCATCGTTGCCACGTATTCTAACGGTGGTCGTTTGTGTAAGCCTTCAACAAGCGAGCTAAAGGCATTTTCCTGCAGTTCTGCTTGCGAGCTTAGGCGCAAGGAGGGTGACTGCTGTGACACCCCTTGTACGAGGTTTGGAATAGCAGAACTAATTTGTGGCATCAGGGAAGTATCCTATGGTTAAACCCACGGTTCATCACACGGGCAACGGAGTAGCTGTCCATCATAGAGTAATCAGCGGTTTCGCCTTCAAATTGGCGTAAATCTACAAGGGCAGAGCGTTCGTCGCGTAATGCCATAGAGTGGATTGTTTCGCTGTTGAGTAGTCGGTCAGCGTAAATGCGTGCTGCACGTGCTGTAATGTAGCGTTTAGCTACATCTGGCAGAACAGCGAAATCTTGGAAGTAAACAATGTCGACCTTTATGGTACCAGAAAATTCATAGGTACGTTCCCGCAGGTCAAACAGCTTACTCTCACGGATGACGACGTTGTAATCTGGTGCATCAATGCGAGCAGTGTCAGCAGGAATAAGAATGTTTTTGTTATTATCAGGGGCCAGCTTCACACCGTATTCTGTGTTGAAGTGCCAACCTTGTGATTGAATTTCGCGGCTAATCTCTAGCAAAACCTGTTTGGCAACTGTGACGTCTGTCACTTGGTTACCTGTAAGTGTGTTTACAGGGGCTTCACCAATGGTCGTGAGTAGCACGTTGACCGCTTCTAGTTCGGTCATTGATGTTGGTTTAGTCATGATGCCCTCGAAGATAAAAAAAGGGCCAGCCCGAAAGCTGACCCAAAGTAATTATGCAGTCTTAATTTCGACAGCACATTCTGGACGCAAGACGCCATGGCCCATTGCATATTTTGCAGCCATAAGAGTGCCTTGGTACATGATGTTAAAGTCGCCAGTTGTCTGCTCAACTGCCAAGTCCATCAGCTTCACTGTGCCGATAGCTTGCTTCTGCATTACGAGTGCAGCGGTGTTTGAGAAGTCACCATTATAGGTGTTGTTCTCGCCTGATACGGCTGTCACGTTTGTTGTTGGCAGGTTGTTTGTCTTTACAATCTGAACACCAGCCACGCGAAGTACAGAACCATCAGCGTATACACCAGCACCGCCCCAAATCACGATTGATAACATCCGTGGTTTGGACAAGGTTGTAATATTGCTCAGGTTTAACCAAAGCCACGCGCTCATTCTCTGGAACATCTTTTTCGTCCATTGCTTGAGCCGCGTCAAAGATAGCAGCAGCCAAGTCAGCACCCGCTGTTTTAGCGTTTGCAGATACGATAGCAGAACCACCATTCCCTCCTGATACTGTTGCCGCAGAACGGGCTGCGAGAAGGACCTACGCGCATTGTGCGTGTGTCAAACTCTTTGGCCAAAGCCATACCAAGGAGACGTGAGTATTCTGCACGTACATCGTAATGGTTCTTGGCTTCATCAATGTCTGCGATGAATGTGTCAGCCACGAGCAGGTCATCGATGTTGATGACGACTTCATTGTGGTTGACTGATTGTGTACCGAGCAGCGGTGTACCAACGGTGTGGTATGCTGCCGATGTTTTGCCCATTACTGGGAATGAAGCGGACTTACCGCTTTGAATTGTTCGAGACGTGTGAAGGTCTTTCATCACGTTGTTTTCGTCAAATGCAGTCAGGACTTCACCAGCGAACACCTTAAGAAATAGGTTATTCGCACTCGCAAAATCGGTTGGCGTTGCGCCATTGACTACACCTAAGCGGGACGCTGTTGCGTTTGCCATAGTTGTATATCCTTAATTTTGATTGGGAAATGACCGTCGTTTCTACTAACAGGGTTGTCACACGCATGTGGCCTATGTTTTCGTTACTTAGTCCGTCTGCCTAAAGAGGCATGACATCTGACCCGTTAAGGCGTTCTATGGTTTTTTCGCTCTAGTTTGACCACCAAGCATCGCATTATTACTACCGCCGATATAGATAATCCGAAATTCAAATTGGTTCTTCTGCCCACAGTTGGAGCATCTAGCTTTCTTCATGACTTCCTTGACCGTTATCTCTTTGCCATAGCGTTCCATCAGTTGCGTCACAGGCACGTTCGGTGCGTGGCCGCACTTACATTCAAATGAGAGATGGTTGTTCGATATGGTTTGGAGTTGGGTCAAGGATAAGCCTTAAGTTTTTTTCGCGGTTTTCTTAGCATCCCGAAAGGCTTTGGCCGTCGGTGCGCCTTTGGAGCCTACCTTACGGGGTTTGCCGCCGCGAGCGCGTTTTGCATGGATGTTTGCATATAAACCTTTTTTCACAATTGTATCCCTTTTGGAAATTGACGGGGGGATAAACCCCCGCCAGATTGTTTACTTTTTCTTTGTGGGACGACCTACTTTTTTACCGTAAGTCCCTTTACCTTTTGGCATCCTAAATTCCTTTTAAAATACGCTTGAACGGGACAGCTTCTGCTCAACATCTTTTGTATATGCAGGGTCTTTGCCGTACCGCTTATCTTTCATTGCAGTCACAACCTCAGCCGTGGACCTAAACTCATCCTTGGCGGCAGCTTTTGCTTTGCCAGTGACAAGCGTAGGCTCAACGCCCTCGATTGCTTCACGCTTTGACATGAGCCATTCAACAGCCATCTTGGCGTTGTCTGTACCCGTACCAACCATGTTGTTGTACATTTCGAGTTCGTTGCTCTGCATGTTGGATTTTGCCCAGTCGGTTAACTCTTGATAACCGTCTGTGCCACCAGCCACTTCCATGACTGCATCCACATCAGCAGTCGATGAAGCCTGCATTCCTTGGATGTATGTTTCCACCATCTCTTTGGGGTAACCCATTTGCTCTAACTCAGCGAAGCTGTCAGAGCTTAGTTCCCCTTTGCTGGAAAACTCTTCTGCGAACTTATCAAAGCTAACCGCTTCACCTTTAGGTTGTTCTTCCACATCTGCTTGGTCAGCATCTGCAGTTTCTTCCTGTGGTGCGGACAGTTTCTTTTCCAATTCTGCATATGACTTTGCCAAATCTTCGGGTGATTGAAACTTCTCTGGTAACCAATCTGGACGATTGTCAGTCGAGTTATCCTGCTGCGCTTCCGCTGTGGGGGGCGGGGCCTCAGGGCCAGTCTGTTGGTCGGTGATTGTTACGCTGTCTGCCATGTTAGTAATCAATCCTCGTGTTTTCACGGGGGGTCTTTACTGGCTCTGGCTTTTGGGGCGCAGGGCTAGGCTTGGGGGTTGGCTTGGGCTTGCTCATATTGGCTTCCTAATTGCTTCACGCCTTCTTGAATTGCATTCGGCCCAGCTTGCTGCATCATTTGCTGCATCTGTGCCTGTTGCTGTTCTTGGGCGATTTGTTCTTCGGATTTAATCAATCCTTCTGTGTCGATGCCGAGGGCAGTCGCACGTCTTTTGATGTAATCCTGTAGGTTGATGTAACGCTGCAGGACTTCTGGCCCTAAGGCTTCAGGTCATACCGCGAATGAATAAGTCTAATTTGCGTAGGTCGTGGCCACGGCCAAGAGCTTCCATACCTGTGACGATTGTAGGTTTCACAACATCGTCTGGCAGTTTTGGTAACTTGTTGGCTTTGGTAAGTACGTCCACCTTGCGGTTCACGTAGGGCAGCTGAAACTCTTGCGACAAGATACTGTAGATACCGCTGAGGGTGTCTTCTAACTCGCTTGCGAGGTATCTGATTTCTTCTGCTGTGACTCGTTCTGCGTCTCGTTGAACTGAAGACTGAAGCATAAATTGCTGAGATAAGTCGTTCTTCAATTCCTTGCATAGCTTGGTAGGCCACTCGAAAGTCATTGTACTTGTCCATTTGTAAAACGGAAACATCCTGTCGATTTCCTTCTATGATTGCTGTGTTCTCTGCTTGAGCGATTGTCCGCATCCGCGTCGTGCCGTTTGGATTAACCATAAACAGAACTTTGGCGGCAGCGGCTGCACCCTCGACGATAGCCTGTGAGAGCGCCTCTAGTGAGCGAAGGTCGCCCAGGAGTTCTTCTACAAAGCCTCGGCCATAGTCTTCCCCGTCAATGCGAGAGAAGCGGAGAGGCAAGAATGGTACGCTTTCTTCGCGGTACTTACCCTTTGAGCCTTGTATGACCTCGCCTTTGACCTCTTGGTAAACGTGGAAGAATTGGTTCTTACGCTCAACGTAGGTGTAGACTTCAAGTGTCTTTTCGTCGCCTTCGAGTTTGCCTTGGATTTTAGCGGCGGTCGCTTTGTCCAAACTATTAGGGCTGACATGTTCAACTGTGATGACCTCAAGCACGTCACCGCTAGGGGACCGATTGACGACATAACTATCTAAATGGAACACTCGGACTTTATCTGGTCCGACGTGTAATAGCACATTACCACCTACAATCAGGTGCTTTAGTGCTTCGTGTACCGCAACTCTATCGCCAGCACTTTCAATCTCACTCATCACCGCACGTTCATATTCACCAAGTTGTTTCTCAACATTGGTACGTGCTTCGGGTTCTTCGGCCATTTGTTTAAGCGTGTACGGCTCAACCATGAAACGAAAGAACGGTGCATTCGGTGGCAGTAATGCCAGCGAAAGTTTAGAGGCTAGGTTGTTCACACCACGAGCGCCGATGCCTTGGAAGGGCGTATACAAATCTGATGTCTCGTTGTGAGCATCAGGTGGTATTAGGCTTGGAATGGTGATTTGGGAACAATCTCTAGCCCTATCAAGGTAGGATTGACGTGAGTGTTCAAGAGCGCGGTAACGCTCTTCGGCGTTTCCCATACTCATTTATATTCTCACTTGCTAATTTGGAGACCAGTTTGTTTGGCCATGTTTGCGACCACTGGGTCTAGGTCAACTTTAAGTTGTGAAGTACCCTTAGCCTTCTTCAGTGTCGCACCTTTTTCAGCGTTAACACCGCTCTCAGGATTTGAGGGGTCATAGATGTTAGACATCACTGGGTTCTGACTTCCACCGCTGCTACTCATTGTAGTGGATGAGCCCATCACAGGTGGCGGAGCAGGTGGTGCGGGGGGGCGGTGGCGTCGGGGTCAACTGCCGCTGGTGCTGGCATACTCGGAGTACTGAAAAAGCACATCGGCTATTCTCCTGTTAATTGTCGTTTGGATTGGTCTTCGAATTGTTGTCTTAAAAACTGAATCACGGAACGCTGACCGCCACGCCACATTAGGGTTTCATAGGTTTCATCTAATGTAGGTGATTTCTCAGGGAAGCGTTCGTCGAGTTCGTTTAAGAGTTCTTCGGAAGTATATGGAAACATTTGTTATCCTCTTTAGTGCAACAAACAAAACTTGCCCTAATTAAAGGACAAGTCTTTTGTTATTCGCAGCTTTTCTGGCCAGTGTTTGGGTCAATGTAGCAAGCCTCTGCGTTTGGCTTTTCTTCAGTTTTGACCTCGTTCAAAATCCCATAGCGTTTACCCGCTGCGCGGAAGGTCGTGATGCCTTTGCATCCTGTTTTCCACGCATCGAAGTATAGGTTTTTAAACTCATCATAGCTCACGCCTTCGCCAACATTGCAGGTCTTTGAAACTGCGCTATCCACGAATTGTGATGATAGAGCGAGAACCGCAAGATGGTCTCGCGCACTAATCTCGTTGGCAGTTCGGCCATGAACGCCTTGGCGGTACGCATAGTCTTCGACCCGTTCCACTTGGAAGCCATCAAACTGTTGAATGGTTCGGTCGTAGAAAAGAGAGAAGGGTGGTTCGATACCACTACTCACGTTGTCAGCCGTGAGACTGATTGTGCCTGTTGGTGCAATCGAAGTCAGATGTGAGTTGCGTATCCCATTGACCCGTATCTTTGCTTGCACCCAATCGGGCAGCGACTGCACAAACTTACTCTTCAAGAACTTGTCTGCATTGTAGAGCGGGAATGACCCTTTCTCAGCCGCCAGTGTTGAACTGGTAAAGTATGTATGGTCACGAAGCGTGGCCAGTATAGTCTCAGCAAAGTCCATGAACTCAGGTGAGGCATAGGGCATACCGCACATTTCAGCCGCATTAGCCAAGCCTGTGATGCCCAAGCCCATACGGCGTTTGTTCTTAGCCTCAAGTTCCTGTGCGTGTAGCGGGTAGATGGTACGGTCAATGACGTTATCCATGGCGCGAACCACGGTGGCGATGTCCTCTTCATACTGACGCTGATTAAATCCACCGTCCTCGACGTACTTCACGAGGTTAAACGAGCCAAGCAAACACGCACCATACGGTGGCAGGGGCTGCTCACCACAAGGGTTGGTGGCCTCAATGGTCTCGCAATAGTAGAGGTTGTTCATCTTGTTGATGGTGTCGATGAACAGAACCCCGGGTTCTGCCCAATCCCAAGTTGACCGCATAATCATGTCCCACAGTGCCACTGGGTCTACCTCACGGTGGACCTCCCCATCAAAGCGCAGCTGGAATGGTTTCTTTTGTTCGAGGCATTCCATGAACTCATCGGTGACGCCGACTGAGATATTGAAACCTGACAGCGAGGTGCCGTCATTCTTGGTGGTGATGAACTGTTCGATGTCGGGGTGGTCGATGCGTATGACGACCCATCTGTGCGCCTCTGCGGTGACCAGATGATGCAATGGTCTGACAGACTGCATCAAAGATTTGCATGAATGAGACAGCGCCTGAGGCTTTACTGTCTAGCGATTTGATACGGTCACCTCTAGGTCGCAGACGAGAGAAGTCGTATCCGATGCCACCACCACGCCGCATCGTTTCAGCTGCTTCGGTTGCACGCTGCATGATGCTGTCCATGCTATCGTCGATAGTGCCAGACACAAAGCAATTATACGCTGTGGTTTGACGTGCTGCGCCCATCGCATTTTGCACACGGCCAGCTGGGAGAAATCGCATGTAGCGCATGGCATCCTTGAAATCCTCAAAGTGCTGGGGGCTGTCCTTCAATGCGTTGGCGATGCGCACGACCTTGGAATAAAAGTCTTCACCAGTCTGGCGGTACTTGGTCTTATCAATCTCCTCCGAGATGGGCAGGGATGGCCCGTAAGGTTGATTGTGGTTTTTGTTCATCGATAGTCACCATTTCCTTTGAGTTTCCCGCGCTTCTGGCGAGAGGCGAGTTTGTCTAAATTTTCTTGAGCGAGGTTGGAGAGAGATTTGTTATGCAGCCGTGCAAGTTCTGAGATGAACCACAGCACATCACCTGCTTCAGCCATCACAGCTTCAGCGGGATAGGGTTGCAGCCTGCTGTCTTTGCGCAGCCACTTGGCATAATGCCCTGCTAGTTCACCCGCTTCTGCCAGTAGGCCCAGCGTTAGGTATTCAAGTGCTGACTTGTCTGGGTAGACGGCGGTGTTTGCTGCTTGCTTTTGATACTCGTTGAGTTCGACGACCATTATAAAATGCCCTCTTCGTTGAGCATGTTGATACGCATTTCGCAGTATCGAATGGCTTTACATAAATCTGTGATTTCAGATTGAGTTTCGTCTTGGCCGTCATAGAGTTTAGAGCCAGCACGGCTAACGTATTTGATTACGTTGCCGCGCCAGAAGTCCATGTCATTGACCATGATGAACTCAATAGGTTCCACCGCATACTGTGCGTAGTGTGCAGGTTGAATTATCTGGTCTGAAAATTGGGTGTCCATGGAATGACTTTCCTCGTGTTAGTGTCAAAGTCTGTGTCACGGCAGATACGAGCGACTTGCGCTTGGACTAGTGCCACTTCTTCTGAGAGTTTCTGTTTTTTGAATGAGGCCAAAGTTGCGTCCCAAAGGTCAGCACTTGTGGTGCAATCCTTCAAAATTTTTTCGGCAGTTTTCGGGCCGACTGTAGGACAGCCAGCAAAACCATCGACGGCATCGCCAGTTAAGGTTTGAAGCATATGATTGTAGTCAGCCTCGAACTCTGTGATGCGCTTGGGCGAAGTATCTTTAGCTGGGTTGAAGAGTAGTGCAGGGATAGTCTTGAGGTCTTTGTCCTCGCTGACGATTAGTGTGTCATCAGGGTTTGCAGTTGCGTGAATGCCAAGCAGGTCGTCTGCTTCCAAGCCGTCTTCGATAACGGCATTGAATTGCGCTCGCATCCAGTTGCGCAAAAACAGCAGAAGCATGGGCTTCCGCTTGTCCTTCCGATTGGCTTTGTAGCTGGGCAAGATTTCTTTGCGCCAGTTGTTCTTGCCAGTCAGAAAGAGTTTTAATTCGCCATCACCAAGCGTTTCTCTCAGCTTGTCGAAGTAAGCCATACAGTGGTCGATAGCTTCATGCTCAAAACTGTGGAGTGTCCACAGACCGTTGCCCCAGTTAACAGGCTGCTCAACAGCTGATGCCGCCTTGAAAGCAACTATGTCTGCATCAATTAGGAACTTCATTGCATGGTCTCCCCGTTGATACTGTGGACGTCTGCTGGTTTGCGTTGGGTGGAGAGCATCAGGTTCATGCAAATGGAAGCAGCCGTAGATGTAATGGCTTTCATGTGCTCATCCTCTGTTTTGGAGGATGCCTTCACCAATCTTGAGATACACTCAGACATGGTTGCGAGAACTGCGATTTCATAATCATGGTCATCCATTCAGCAACGCCTCCCAAGAGATTGGGAATAACGCTGTCATCTGCTCATCAAGCAAATCAGCAAACTCACGGGTCTCCGCTTGCGTGTTGTCCGCACTGCGCAGGTCATAGACGCGAGACCAGAAGAGTAGGGAACCCGTCCATACCCATTCGGTTATCGCGGCTTGTGGTAGGATGGCTCTGGCTTGCTCTGTGCAGATGCCAAGAGCGACCATCTTGTTGTAAGCGGCAACGGCATCGATGCAGATGTCGAGGTATTCTTCGAGGAACTCATCGCTTCGACGGTGTGGGTCAGGAGACGAGCCTTGTTTCACGTCATCAGCAGCTGCTCGAAAGAAGTCGGGCTTCCAAAACTCTGGGCTTGTCTTGACGTATCTGCGGCTGACCTCATTCCAAGTCCCGCCAACCTGATGTTTGGCAAGTTGACGGGCCATGAAGATTGGAGCCTTGCATCTGAATGAGACAGTCGGATGGGTAAATGGGGCGGTATGCTTCTCTTTTGCTAAAAAGTTTATCAGACGTTCGTTCTGACGTGGGCCAAAATTCTCAGCCTGTTTGTCAAACGAAACTCTTGCGGCATCGACAACAAGGTTATCGTCGCCCATGGAACTCATGTACTGTACTGCTATCATTCAGCATCCTTTATGATTTGGGTTTTAGGAAAGTTGGGTCTTGTTCGAAGTGAACAATGCGGTGGCAATTTGCGCAGAGCAGGTGGCACTTATCCGCTTCGGTAATCAGGTCGCCCCACACACGGCTCATGTGCCGCTGGGATAGTGGGAAAGCCTTGTCGCTTGGGTCTTGGTGGTGAAAGTCAAAGGCAACGTAGTGATGTGGTTCATTGCACCGCTCACAGATGCCACCTTTGTATTGAACCAAGTCCTGACGTCTGGCGTTTCGCTTTCGGCGTTGAGCCTCAGTGCGTGTCCGCCCACGTTTGGCCGACCTTAAATTCCCCCGTGATGGGGCATCTAAAGCCGTAGTATTCACCCGCTTCTTTAAAGGCGGTGACGGCTTGTTGTCCGACAATGGTCGAGATTTCCTCTTTGGTAATCAGCTGCACCTCATCATGGACATGAGCAACAAGCGCATAGTCTTTGCCGAAGACATAACCCATGCGGGTCAGGTTCTCGTACAGGATGACCGTTGCTTTCTTGGCGAGGATTGCTCCGGCCGATTGCAGCAACATATTTAGTGCAGAATGTTCTGAACGGATAGGCAGTGTTCGCCCATCCAGTCCCTTGAGATGGCCTTTGGTTTTGACAGTCCTGACCACAGCTTCACGCAGCAACTTGATGGCAGGTGTCGCCTTCATAAATTTGCTGATGAGTTTCTTGCCCTCGGCTTCGCTTCCCCCAACGATTGACCCAATCTTTGCTGGGCCAGCGCCATAGAGAAAGCCATAGATAAACGTCTTGGCGTTGTTGCGTGTCGGCAGACCTGCAGCCTTTTGGTTGGCTGTATGCACGTCTCCATTAACGACCTCTTCGCCATAGGAACCATCGTCAAATTTCGCCATGTAGTGGGCGAGGCAGCGTAGCTCTAATCCAGAGAGGTCAGCACCGACGAGCTTTGAGCCTTTGGGTGCATGGAACAATTCACGACACTCCTTGCCATAGGGTGCGTTGACACTCGGCGTTTGGGAGACGTTGGGCCTGTTGTGGGTGCAGCGAAAGTTGCAGTCCCCGACGTTATGACCTGACCGTGCATCTTGCCTTTGCGTTCCAGCTTGAGCCAAGCATTAGCGCCTGTTGCCAGCTGTCCGATGCGTTTGTTGAGCAGTAGAAACTCATTGAGAAGTACAGCCTCTGGATAATCCAGCTGCTTCAACACATCCTCATCGACCTTTGGTTTTCCATTGGCCGTAAAGTCTGTGGGCTTCCAACCATGTACGGCTTTGAGGCGGTCTGCGATGTGGTCACGTGAGGCGGGGTTAAAGACGACGGTCTTAACTTTGTGCGTCATGACACCCTTCACATAGCCACGGGTCTTGTTGTTAACCTTTGGAATGAACGGCTCACGTATCTCCCAAGGTGGGAAGGCGGTTTGCAGTTCAGCTTCCAATGAGGCTTTGCGAGATTGTAGCTTGGCCAGTAGAGCATTTGCCTTGGTCACATCGAATGGAAAGCCATGGTCTTCCTGCTTGCGTATGATTGCAGCGAAGTCATGTTCCAGAGCGATGCTGTCAGGCGTAGGCTCTTTGCTTAGGATTTTATTGTAGAGCGTCAGGTTCGTGTAGATGTCTTGCTCACAATAGGTCTGCATTTCCTCAGACCAAGCAGCCCAGCCACCTGTATATTCAATCTTATGGTTGCTCAGGCGGTGGCCCCAAGCGCCAAGCGAGTGAGAGCCTACCAGCTTCATGGGAAATTCTTTGTTCTTCTTGGCAAACGCAAAGTCGTTTTGCTTCAAGTCTGACCAGACTAGCCGTGATAATATCAGCGTATCATGCAGTTCACCGTGGTAGGTGAAGCCGTATATTTTATTCAGTGCTGGTAAATCGAAGGCTTGGATGTTGTGGCCGATAAGGCGTTCTGCTTTGGCGAGGATGTCCAAGCCTTCAGCAATGGGAGTGTATCCTTCTTGGTCTGCGCAGGATACCATTTCGTCTGTATCGACATCTAGCATAACCAGCGAGTGACACGTCGCTTAGTTTTGGTAGAAGTCCATTGGTTTCAATATCAAATAAGATGTTCTTCAAGTATGCTGTCCCTTTCGACTAGCTGTTAAAAGTCTTCTGTGACTTCTCCGTCGTTTGTCTCATCGGCAAAGACTGTTGGGTCTTCGACTTCGACCATGCGACCTGTTTCTTTGTTGTAATGAACGAAGCAGCCCACACCTGTTTCACCCGTGAAGCGGTTCTTGAGTACACGGATTGTTGAGACATTTGGGTTGTCGCTTTGCTGGTCACGCTCGACGCCCAAGCAGATGTCACTCAGCTGGGCGATGGCCGCACTACCACGCAGGGAATTGAGGTTGGTTTCGAGGCCATTCTCCCATCCCTTGTCACCACTGGGGCGCTTGAGGTGGGATACGAGGATGAGGCCAATGCCCGTTTCTTCGCAGAGCGAACGCAGCTTAGTCATGATGACATCGATTGCCTTGCGTTCATCGCCGTTATCAACGCCCGAGACCACGATACTTAGGTGGTCGAGGATGACCCAACCAACATTGCAAGCCTTGGCCAAGTAACGAACACGGTTCAGCAGGTTGTCTGTGGCCAGTGAACCGAAGTGGTCGTAAAGAAACACCCGTCCACTGCCGACAGTCTCATCAAATGCGGTACGCATGACCGCCTCAGAGATGCCTTCCTTGGATAGATGCAACGGCTTTTCCAGTGATAGGCCCATCAGGCCCAAAGCTGTGCGCTTGGTGTTTTCTTCAAGCGCAATATAGCCAATGCTCTCGCCACGGTTCAGTAGTTCGTAGGCAATCTCGCGGCAGACTTGGGATTTCCCCACGCCAGAGCCAGCCGTTATTGTGACCAGTTCGCCGCGCCGCATCCCTAATGTTTTCTGGTTCAAACCATCGAAACGGATAGTCGATGCTCTCAGCATCATCGTCAGCCATGATGGTTTCCCACATGTTCTGACCATCGATGATGCCATCAGGACGATAGATTTTTGCGTCCCACATTGCCGAGATAAGGTCTGCGCCTTTGCCAGCCATGAGCATTTCATTGGCGTCTTTGAGGGGCAGGGTGGCGATAGCCGCCTTACCTACTGACAGCATTGCTGCGACTTCTTGGCTTGCCGTGCGGCCAGCCTCGTCGTTGTCGAACATGATAACAACACGGTCAAAACTTTCGACAAACTCTAGTGAGTTAGCGACAGCCTTCTTTGCGCCTGCTGCACCTGTTCCAACGCTCACAACAGGGAAACGGTTACCTTGGACTTGGCTCATGCTCAGTGCATCAACCTCGCCCTCCGTAATAACCAACATTTTACCACCCTCGTTACGCCAAAGGTGTTGCCCATAAAGGCCAGCCTTTTTCGTATCGCCGATGAATTTGAATTGCTTGTCTTTGAAGCGCAGTTTCTGGGCGACGGGTGCGCCAGTTGCATCACGATAGGTTGCGAATCTGTACTGGTTCGCCGTGGTGTTCACCAATGGTGTAGCCAAACTTGCGGCAGGTCTCATCGGTAATGCCACGCTTAGGCAACGCTTGGGCTTCCCCAAACGGTATTAGGTCTTGCGGCATTCGAGGTCCACTTCTTGAAGGCTCCTCGCCATCGCCGCGTGTGCGGGTGGTGCAGGAGAAACAATAGGTGTGTCCATCGCTGTAGATGGCTCTGGCGTCAGATGACCCACAGGATGGACACGGTTCTTTGCGGAGGTATTCGCTTTCGCTAGCCAGCAAGGCTGTAGACCGCATAGCGATTACCGCTTGGTGCTGTCTTCAATCGGCTGTGGATGTCCAAGCCGCTCTTCTTGAGTTTGTGGATGACGGCAGCAAGCCGCCAGATGCCATAGTTTGATTGCGCTTCGAGAGGCGTAATGCGGCCATGGGTTGCGAGGTGGTGATTTACGATTTCCAATTGTGTCATATGGAGGTTTCCTTGTTGTCAGGTGTAAATGAAAAAGGCCCACCGAATGGTGAGCCTTCTGGGTAGTGGTTGGTGATGTGTCGTGATTGGTGATGCTTTAGATGGTGGAGACAATTTCGTCCGTCTCGTACCAAAGGCCAGCATTGAAGTTGGGGCAGGTTTTGCCCTTGTCGAAATCAGTATGTCCCTTCACCTGGGCGGCGGGGAACTCTTCAGCGATGAGGTTGTCGATGGTTGAGCGTAGTGCTGCCATCTGCTCATCGGTGTAGTTGATTTCTGGGGTTGGGGACTTGGGTCTCATGCCCCCAACAAGGCAGATACCAACGCTGCGAGAGTTTTGTCCTCTCACGTGAGCGCCTTGTCTGCTTAGTTCTCGCCCTTGCTCAACTGTACCATCACGCTTGATTACTAGGTGATAGCCACAGCCCATCCAGCCACGTTCACGATGCCAGCGGTCAATATCTTTGACGCCAATATCCATTTTGGGCGGGGTGTATGAGCAATGGACGATGATAAATTTAACGTCTTCTTTATTCATCGAGCCAACTTTCTGGGACCAGCTGCTTGGCATAGAGAAAGCCATGCTTCTCGCACCAATCTGCATAAGTGGTCTGTGATTTTTTTGAGATTTTGGTATTCGGGTTGGAGAAGACCATCCGAATATCAAGGTGAGGATGCTGGTCTTTCACGAGCAACATCTTTTGGCGGTCTGCGGTAACGAACCGTCCCTTGGTCTCAACTACGATAACTTTACCACTCTTGGTGGTGACGTAGAAATCAGGCGTGTAGGTGGCTTGGCGCTGCGGCACGGCATACGTGAGTTTGTTCTCTTCATATTGGAACGTGATGCCTTTGCCAGAAAGGTAGGCGGCAAGACTTTCTTCAAGCCCTGACCGCCATCCGTTCTTAATTGCGTTTTTTCGTAGTTCAGTTTGGGAGGGTGGTACCCGTCCACGTTTAGAAGTCAGCTGCTGTTTCCAACTCAGGGCTACTGTAGTTTTCATTGGCAGCTGGGGCAGCTTCTGTTTTGAAGCCATCTTCATCATCAAACATGGAGACCACATTTGATTGGTTTGAGACCAAAGAGAGGATTTGAACAGCATTTGGCCGAAGTGACAGACCGATGGTTTTATTAGTGTTCATTGCGTACGGGAAAACGGTTGCTGCAATCTTAATTTCGCTGCCACCGCCAACAATGACGGTCGTTGGAGTGCGAGACGCATCAACCAATGCCACTTTCATATCGATGGTACGACCGTCTTTGGTATGTATCTTAGCCTTCTGCTTGAACTTGAACAGATAGTTGCCTGTCAAATTTCCTTGGTCATCCATCTCCTCTTCATAAGGCTGGGTCACACACTATAGCGTGCTACCTTAGGGTCAGCTTTGGATTGTTGCTGTTGGTAATCGCTGATGATGTCATCCAATTTTTTGATTAAGGGGGATGCTTCTGCGGCATCCACCTTCAGCGTGACCTTAAAGTCTCCATCTGCGGAGAACTTTGTGTCAGGGCGGTTTAACCAAGGGTAAACTGCAATGCCTCTTGGGCTGACGATTTTGATTTGTGTTTGAGCCATGTAGGTTCCTTTATGTAAACTTTTTGATGTCGATGCCCGCTTCCAGAAGTCGGGTAAGAGTGTCTAGCGGTACTGGCTGTCCGTATTTTGTGAGGTATTCGGCGACATGGATAAGGGTTTCTATTTGTGGTGTAATTTGGGGTCTCCTTCCTATTATAGCTATGGTGCAACCTTTGATTTCTCATCAAAAGTAAATGCATTACGCAAAGAAAAATTCCGACTTGCGAACTGCAGATATGTCCAAAGTGCCCTTTTGCAGGAAGCTCGGGCAACTCAGCATTGGTCAGTATCTGTGCTTGGTTTAGAAACATTTCGAGTGGGTCGTTGTCGAGGTATAGCTCAATGAAAGTCTCGCGCAGGCAAGCACTCAACATCGGAATGTCTGCAGCATGAGACCCAAAGCTGTCGTGTATCATCGCAAAGCTAGAAACTCCGTTGGCCGCTGCGAGATTGACTGTCATCCGTAGGTGGCAAGCATCGTTCGCGTGAACCCAGTTTGGGCTGATGCTGTTCGATTGTTTTTTCTGTCGATGTCCGCCAGTCTGGTACGCAAGCTGACGTAGACCTTTTTGTCTCCTAACTTAGTTTTGATGCGGTTGCGTGTAGTGTTGGGGTAATACTGCAGGACAGGAAACCCATCCAAGGTTGTCCAACTTGTCGGTGAACCTTCATCTGCTAGCAATCGTGCGCAGCTTTGAAGCCAATCCATCCCCTCTTTTGCTGCAATTACTGTCTCGTTGATGCTGTCCCAGATATGCTTGGCTAGGTACAACGATGCTTGAAACTCATGTCCGTGTAATGGGCTGACATAATTGGGTCTTCTTGTTTGCGCTGTGCATCAGTTTCTTGAAATATTCCCACAAACGAGCGTGAGCGAATATAAGGTCGAGCCGTAGACCCTTGTCATTGTGCTACGTTTGGCGGCTTTTCGTGACAGCCCATAATCTAGACAAGCTTGTGCAAGGCTCGCTTTGTCACCGTTAAATCTAGCGCGACCTTATCTTTAGTGGATCGATTACCCGTTGATAAATGTCTTCAGGCTGTTCTGAGGGCAGAAGATTGGTTGCCATTGCGCCCACTGGGTCACGCAAGCGGCCGAAAAGTGCTGCAAGCCAGAACAGCTTCCGTCTTTGCAATTGGGATATGGCTGACGTGGCTGTAGCCGTCGCGCTGAAAGCCTTCCCATTCTTTTGCAAATGCAAGGAAGCACCATGGACTATCGGCTTCCTTTGGCCCACCACAGGTCTGCCATTGGGTCAGCAGCTACCTGCAATATTCTGTCGGTGTTCTCCTCAACCCAATCAATTCGCTCGTCCATTGTGCCTTTGTCGTAGCCAAAACAGTTTGCCCCGTGTACGCCAATTCAAACGCGGCTTCGTTAGAGCCAATGGCTTTGCCTTCTGCAAATTCAAGCAGACCCTTGGCCAGCTTGTTGCCTTGTGGGTTTAAAAACATCGGGGCAGGGTAGAGACGCCCTCTAAAATCCATGATGTGTGGAAAATAGATGGCATCATATTGTGCATATTCTTGGCAATTCTGGCGATTGTGCCGACCATGAGTCGCTTTGACTGCATGGCAAAATTTGCATCATGGCGCTCTACCTCTTTGCGCTTCCACGCTTTGAATTGCTCCTTTTGCTGTTCGTTCAACTCGTTTGTCTTTTGGTTTTTGCTCAAAGGTGATGGGATGGCGGTATGTCTTCGACGCTCGGCAAGGTGGCGACAGGTAATCCCAAACGATGGATCTCCTTAAACACGTCCAAGACAAATGGATTGATGCGCCACGCTGTCTTTTGAAGCACGTTGACGGAGTGGTAAACGGTATCCATGCTGTTGGTAAGACTGCTCAAATCGTCAAAATAGTTTCGGCTTTGCGGATTGTTACGCACCTTGATTAAGGGCATTTGAGGCGAATAAGGCGTGAGGTAGCCACCTTCGGTTGGCGATGTCCAATCGCGTGGAGGCACAACCATCGGTAAATGAACTGGATTTAGCAGGCTGGCGAACTCTCGGTTCTGCTCAATAAAATCCAGCACCTTTTGTGTTGGCCTCAGCACTATGTCTGTCTTGTTCTTGCCACGTGCAAGGTAATGTTGAGAGACAAAATCTGTTGCTTCGATGAACAGAGAGATGAGCGCCATACCAAGATGCACTTTGTCAGTTTTTGACCAAGACACCCACGTTTCACAGTAGCGATTGTAAGCTGCGAGGATTGTTTGCCGACGGCGTTGACCATTAGTGGCGGTTTCATTCACAATTTTTTTGAATAAATGTGGATGCTGGTTGTCGAACGAGATGTATCGCAGTTCATCCTCAAGACTGGTCGCTATTCCGATAGCTGTGTCTTGGATCGATTTGTTAAACATGAGCCGATCAACGATGACTTTAGCGGTATGGTAAGCAACATGCTCAGGCTTGAGCAGGGAAATATATTTCACCGCAATGTTCGCGTTGCCTGCTCGTCCTTTTTTTGCAGCAGCAACTTTCTGTGCCACCAGTGTTGCAACAGGCTCAATAGCCCGTTTAAAAAGTGGTGAGCCGTAGTAAGTTGCCGTCTCTTCATGCTTCGTCTGCTTTTTTGCAAGCTCACTGTTGAATTTTTCAATCGTTGTGGCTCGTGACTTTTTTTCGATGGCTTCTTGGATGGTATATAAATCTGTCATGCGTATCCTTTAGGTTGTTGGCGCAAATGCAGGGCAGGGGTGTCCCACCAGTCCAATGTATTTACTTTTGAGGCGGTTTCAATTAGTCAGGACTGCGACGAGGTGCCCACTAACTGTTGCCAGAGGTGCAAAATCTTTTATTAAATTCACGATTTCTTAGCGAACTGACGGTAATAAATGCAAATGCCCATAGCTTTCACTACGGGCAGTTGCGTTTTGGTGAGCTAGTAAGGGTGATTAATGTCTACATCGCATCACAGACGGACTGCTGCACCTCAGGCATCAGCTTCACATATTTGCTAGTCGTGACGAGACTGCGGTGTCCCATAATTTTGGCAATGACCGTGTTGTTGAGCCTAAACTCATTGGCCAGCCTTGTGGCAAAGGTGTGCCGAAGTGAGTGGAAGACGAGCCGCTCGTCGCCATTAAGAACGTCCCTACGCATGCATTTCCATGCGGCGTAAAAGTTGTACATAATGTAGTAGTTTTTAGGGCAGTCATCGAGTTCCCGCAGTGCTTGGCGCGCTTTTGCATTTAGGTAGACGTACCGTTCGTCCCCGTTCTTTGTGTACTGCAAGTGAACGTATGGCTTGCCCTCTGTGTTCTCAAAAATGGTGTTCGGGCTGATGGAGAGTATCTCACCAACGCGCATCCCTGTATTTGCGGCTATGAGTACCATTTGTGCCATCCAATTGTGCTTAGGGGCTTTTTGAAAATACTCCACGATTTGGTCGACTTGCTCGGGCGTGAAGTACGACATGCGGTGTGCATTCTGGACTTTCTTCCACGTAAAGTCGGGGATGCGTTCGATGTCTTGGTTTTTGTACGCCTGTTTAAAAACCTTAATTATCATTGCGGCATAATGGTTGGCTGTGTTGTTGCTCAAGCCACATTCGTCGGTGAGATAATCTAGGAAATTGTGGATGTCTCTGGGTTTATATTTGGTGATGGGTCTTGTGCCAAAGTCGCCAAAAGCGTCGAACTTTTCGGCCATTTTGATGGACCGTTCTTTATGTTTTCCGTTCCACATACGAGCAGCTTCATCATCAGCATATTCTAAAAAAGTGTAAGTTTCGTCCATTTTTCTCTCCAAAAATTAGGAAGAAAAATTTAGTCCCTCGTTGGAAACTGTGACATTAAGACAACTGATTAGAAGTGGTGGGCGACCCTGGAATCGAACCAGGCGTGCGTCTCCGCGAGGGAGTTACAGTCGGACATCACTCAGTTTGTCGAAATGTTGAGTTTTTAACTGAAAACTAAACGCTTCTCCGTACAAGAGGGAGTGAATCAGTATTTAGTCCCTCGCGCAACCCCGAAATGATTAGCGTATATCCGTTCGTTGAACGAGCAGTTGGCTCACTGCTTTACTCTAAGGGACACCAATCGACTGACAGCCGTATCCATACGCTTCGGGATGAAGTGTGAGTACCGCTGGGTAATCTCGAGGCTGGCATGACCCATCCACTCCATGACAGTTCTCAGGTCAGTACCCGCTGAAACCAACCGTGTGCAGCAAGTGTGGCGCAGAGCGTGGACCACAAACTGAGTGTCATCCTGAAGGTCCAAGACCCTCTCTCATGGCAACCCAAGTGCGACCGAAGTGACGCTCGGCGATATGACCAAAGACACGCTGGTCGTGCCGAGGAAGGTTGTGTTGACGCCTCTGCAGTCGCTGTAAGATTTCTAGCACCATTGGAGTGATGCTGACTGACCGTGGAAAGTTCGATTTGGTTTTCCAGATTGTGATGCGCTTTTGATGGAGGTCTAGGTCTGACCACTTGAGTTCTAGTGCTTCTGATTTGCGCAATCCGGTTTCAATGTAAAACAAAACGAGGTCACGATAATCATCATGGTTGTTCTGTTCGAACCAATCAACAACACGGGCCTCTTCCTCAAGCGTGAGGAACCTGATGCGACCATTCTCGGCCTTGAGGCTCTTCATGCGAGTAGGGGGCGTCTTCATCTGCCCACGCTGATGCGCGTCGGACATTGTCCCGTATAGCAGAGAGCCGACATAGTTGATTGTTGTGTTAGCCCACTCATTGTCTGTCATGTGGTCTTGAAACAGGTTTACTCTCGCGGCGCTAATATTATCCAGCTTGGTGGATGCGCCAAAGAAATTAATGATGGTCTTGCGATACCATTCGAACGTCTGTGCTGATGTCTTATCGGAGGTACTGGTAGACACTCTGCGCTGGATGTAAGCGGTGAGAGCGTCTGACAGTGTAATTGCAGTTGCCGTAGCCTCACCACAGTATGTGCCAGCCTTCATACGCTTCTTGATGACAATGGCTTCTTCTAGGGTGTCTGCCGTGCCGTTGAGGCGCTGGCCACTCAACATAGTCTGGATAGCAAACTTGCCATTGAGTTTATGGGTAATGCCTTTTGGTATTTGCATCACGCCTCGCTACCATCTTCATCAGTTGTGGAACTTTTTGCGCGCTCATTACGTTCGATAGCGCGTGAGAATATACGCTGTAAAGCAGGGTTGTGTTCTTCATCCGCATCATCAATCTGTGCTTGCTCTTCGGTGTATTCGCCTTGTGTTGTATAGACCCAGCTTCCATCGGCCATTTCCGTACCATTTTGCCCTAGCACAAAGTCATTACCGTCTTCATCGGTATCAGACATCATATCTTGGTAGCGTTCTTTAGCTTCGAGAGCCTGAAGTTCATATTTTGTTGCGTGCCAACGCTGTGCCAGTCGGTTCATCTCTGCTTGAATATGGGCTGGCCCGTCATGCCCACCTAGGCGTTCTGTAGCCTCTATCCTATGCTTCAAATCGAGCAACTCTACTTCCAAGCGTTTAAGTTTAGTCTTCGGGCTTGGGGTCATTAATTTAGCGTAATCCTGCTCACTCATTGTAGCGATTGTCAGGCCAATTTGAGCAATAGACCGCGCTTTGAGTGTAGGGTCGTAATCGTTGATGCGTCTTAAAAGTACAGCAAATGTGACAATGCCACGGCTGGTTTTCACATAGTTAGCACCAACCTCAATTGGACCATCTTCAAGAACCGCTATGGCATCACGAAGCCGAGCGCGGTGCTTGTCGTGCCGTGCCTTTGCCTTTGCTAATGCCGCGTCTTTTTGAAGTTGCTCGTCTATTTTTGCTCGCTGATAAGCATCATGTATTTCTGCTGAATGCTCGGCTTGTGTCTTGCCCCTTCCAGCTTCACCTTTAGCTGCGACACCTTCCACCAACACTGTGGCATCCACGCTGGGTTTGCCGCTCTGTAATTGAACAACGCGCATGTCGCGAATTGCTTTATCTTCTTCAATGATGTCACGCATGTCTTCACTGCGCTTAACAAAGATGCTGTCATTCCCGTTTTCGGACAGTGAGTTTGCAATCTTATCAAAGAATGCATGGCCTTTATCGGTGAGAAACACTTCTTTTTGTCGTGCATCTACGGCTGAATCCCGAGTTACAATCCAACCCAAAGTTTCCAGAACGGCAGCGGTGCGATGCATCTTAGCCTGTGCGTATCCAAGGGCTTTTTGTAGTCGCCGAAGTTCAACACCATCTTGATTATGAGCAGTCATCATGAAGAAAAAGGTTTCCATATGTTCAATAGACACACGCTCTTTGACGCTTGCTTCCGAGAATGCACCTCTAAAAGCAGCGACATAATTCAAGCCGTTAAACGCAATGGTCTGTTTCTGGTCCAAATCAAGGTCCAATCATTTTTGATTTCACTTCACTATTGAAGCATATATCACGGTGCGCAGATAACGCAACTCATAATCTGTTACCATGCCGCTTTCACATTGGCGGGGTTGGTGTCGCTGAATGTCCAAAACTGTGGGCATCCGCCCGTGTTCTTTTTGAACAAAGATGTCGATTTCTTTAATGCCAGTAGTTGCCTTCAATAGTCTGCTACGCATTGCCAGCGTCCTTTTATATGCGCCAGACAAACCTTTCCCGTTCCCACGAATGGGTGCTTTTGGTGTCTGACCAGTTGAATTTGGTAGTGCTGGCAAGACTATAGCTTGGCGGAAAAAGGGGATGAACCTAAAACCGTTAAATGCAAATGAAATAAATGGGGTTGACGACCTGTTCACGGTCGCCACCATTGTTTTTAAACGATAATAAAATTCGGATTTCATTGCTTTGCGATGTAAAGTTACCGACAAAACATGCACAAAATGTACTATATATGGTTTTGTTAACGTCTTGTTAACAACATATGGTGCCATTTTGGGTGCTGAAACCGAATCAATCATGCCGCTTTGAGCCTCTTGATTAGAGCAGCGATGGTATTGCACGCTTTATCCATGTCATCTGCGACCTCATGCTCGTAGTAAACCGCGCGCAGATAATCAGCCATGCCCTCTAAATCATACAGAAGGTCATCCATTTCCATTGCTTCAACTGGGTTCAATAGTCAGACCCTCCCAAAAGAGTTCACTAAGGACAGTGCGGCCTTTAGGGGTCTCATGCACCCAGCCAGCTTCTTTGCTGAAAACGCCAAGGCGTTCTGCATGTTCCATGACCGCATTATAACCGTTATCGCCATCCTGTTCGTAGGCATCGAACATGAACTCTTGAGTTAAGTCCGACACTTCAACCAATGCCGCGTAGTCGCTCAATTCGGCTGTGTTGATGTTTGCTAGGCAATGGAGCATCCGCCCTGTTGTCCACGGGTCATCGTCAGTTATGTAAGCGCCAGAGGGTAGCTCCGGCGTGGCTTGCGATTTGGACACATAAAAAGCGCCCATTTCGTCGTTCAAAAGGGCTGTTGCCCTGTCTCGTAAAGTTTCCATGTAATTTCCTGTGAAAGTTTCCAAATTCATAGGTCTTCGTGGCCTATGGGATGCCAGCAGGGGCGCACACTGCTGGACACCGATAGGTCAGGGCAGTTCAGTACGAGGCTTCATCTAAGGTGTAGACTTTCATCTTCGGGCGCATTTGGCAGATGTCGCCGTTGGCAGCCGTGATGTGATAGCGCCGCGATAAGCGGTCGTAGCCATCCACATAGTAGAATTGTGACTTGGCCGAAGTGCGGAACATGGTGCCTTCTTCCAGGTTGGCGAGGCGAGTTGTCATGATTGTCATTGGATTTCCCTTCAAGATTAAACTTTGGCCAGCATGGCTTTAGCGCCACGCTCAGCAGTTTTGCGGTTTGCATAGGTCTTCGGTGCTGGGTAATTCACGACGCGGCCATGTTGGCTCCCATCGTTGTGAACCAGCATGACGAAGTTGTTGGCGTCGATTTTGGCCGTGTATTGGCCCTTTGTGATTTCTTTACGCATTAGAGTTCTCCTCAAAAGATGTTTGCAGATGTCGTTGCCAGCGGCTTTCAATCAATAGTGAAACCGTGACGACGAACTAAAGGTCGGACATGTTGAGGCCGTGATAACCTGTGGGTTCATCATCGGCAGGGAATGGCAAGATAGCTGCTGGCGTTGCTCGTTTGTAACGCAGCTGCTCAACGATTGGTTGTGTCATGCCGAAGATGTGGTCCGGTACGAAGACTGCTACATTGCTCAAGCGATAAAGAAGACCTTCTTGCTCTTCGAGTGTACCTCTAGTGTCGATGGCCATCATGCGGCTCGTAGGTGTGCCTTCGAGTGACCAGTAGTATTCGTCGATGGTGCCAGCCCGGGCGGACTCTAAGAACCAGTTCAGGTCATCTGCGGCGAGGGCGGCTTGTTTGTGGTAGCCCATGTTGAGATTTCCTTCTGTTGGCGGCGTCGGAAGTGACCCCGTGCCATTACAACTTAAGTCGACTAGTGAATGTGAAATCAAGGGTGACGAGCGTAATAAATGAGTGACTAATTTTGGTTATGCATTTATAAACAATGCAGGCTATGAGTATCGCGTCAATAGTGATTGCGATGTGATTGTGGCGATTTGCAAAACGACTAGAGGAGAGAAAGAGAGGCAAAAGAAAGCGGGCGCAACGGCTCGGAATGCGCCTGATTCTTGCTGGTAACAGTTGTGATAACTGTTGAATGTACCCCCCTGCCCCTTATTTATATGATTATCGCGCATCGAAACGGTAATTTTGACGGTAAATTGGTCGAAAATTTGGCTGATGGCAGCGTTGGCCGATGGGGGGATTTGCGCTCGGCCCATATACGTA